TGGCATGTGTCACACTTGTGGGGCCAAGTTGGAGCGCAACCTATGGCCCGGGTCGTGCGATGAATGGTGTCCAAGGTGTCGAGTCTACAGGTACTATGCTAGTCATGGTTGGCATTCAGCCAATTTAACAAGACTCATACGATTGGACGACAAGTCCCCGACCTGTCCTGCGTGGATCGAGGAGCAGGTAGGGGAACCAGTACCAGCATGAGGAGGACAGCGATGAAAGACAAGGCTTGGAAAGCCTGGGGCTACCACTACCGGCTGCTTAAGGATCTCTCTTTTGGCATCGTACTGCGTGCCGCACGCCCCGACAACCGTGACCGGCAGTACGAGCTTACCCTCCGTTTCGCACGTCACATCTGGACCCTCAACCTCTACATAAGGACAAAGCAAGTATGTCTGACAAAACTTGGATGCCCTGCAAAACCTGTAACGATGTAGGCTATATCGACATGGAACTCTTGCCCGGTCTTGGCGAGTACCATAGTCCTGATGGCAGAGACGAAGAGCCGTGTCCCCTATGCAACTGGCGGCCAAGCCAGGACATGCCCGACGCCGTAGCCGATCTGCACGATGCGGCGGCAGAGGCCGAGATCGAGGCCCAGGTTGACCAGATGTGGGTGGAATACGAGGCGGCACAAGCACACGGGACAAGGATGGTGGCTGCATGAGTAAGCGCATTCGTGTCCCGATCACGTGCCCCGATTGCAAAGGAAGTGGAGTTACCATCCTGCATCCGCGCAAGAAGAGCGAGCACCTGCTTACAACGGCGATGTGCTCCCGCTGCCACGGCACGGGCAACATCGGATATGAGAAGCGAATGCCAGCCGAGAAGGATGCAACCTGGGCGGAACACGAGAGGAGGGAAGAGTCCTGTGACTAGTATCCTAGAGTTGGGCGACCACGACATTATCTCTAGTTCCTACACAGTGAAGTGCGGAAAATGTGGCTCGACACATCACTTTGAGAATCCAAGAATGCTACCCATCTACGTAATACTAAAACAGGCAGGCTGGGGTGGCTACGGAAGGAGAGGACGATCCGCGACATGCCCAGTATGTCTGATCGCCTTTGAGAAAAGAGAGAGGGCTGAGGTCGAGCGCGAAGCCAAGGCTAAGGCAGCGTGGCGAGAATACCAAAGAGCACGGCGAGAACACGAGTGGACACAAGCAGAAGAGGAGGACTAAGGTGACGAAACTCACATTCGAGAAGGCGACCAAGACGAAGGCGAAGCTGCGGATGGCCTTCACAGGCCCCGCCAAGAGCGGTAAGACCTATACCGCCCTCGTGTTAGCGACTGCTCTGGCAAATGGAGGACGCATAGGCCTGGTCGATACAGAGCGGGGTAGCTCTAGGAAGTATGCGGACATCTTTGATTTTGACATCATAGAACTTGAGGAGTTTCACCCAAACACCTACATAGCAGCGATTGAAGTGTTTGAGACCGCTGGACACGCCGTAATCATCCTCGATTCCCTAAGCCACGAATGGGAGGGGAAGCGGGGCGTGCTGGAACTACATGATGATGCGACAAAGACTAGTCGGTCAGACAACTCCTGGGCCGCCTGGCGCAGAATCACTCCACTACACCAAGGTTTGATGGACAAGATTCTGCGGGCCAATGCTCACATTATCGCTACCATGCGTTCCAAGATGGCGTACATTCAGACCAAAGATGACAAGGGGAAGACCGAAATCAAGAAGGTCGGCCTGGCCCCAGTGCAACGACAGGGCATGGAATATGAGTTTGACATTTTGGCCGAGATGCGACATGACCACAGATGCGTGATAGGCGACACGCGCTGCCCTGCCGTAGACGGTGCAAGCCAACTCAAACCCGACGGCGCATGGTTTCAACCTATCATAGACTGGCTGAGTGATGGTAGCGAGGAACCAGCAAGGGCTAAGAACATAGAACCAGCGCGTGAACTTACCCAGGAAGAGAAGGACGCCGAGATTCGCGCCCTGAACGCATGGACTCAGTTCTTCTATATCCGTTGGAAGAAGCTCTATCCTGCCGACAAGAACGGCGAGATAGCGCATCGAGAGTTCGCATGTAAGAGTATGAAGGAACTCTACAGCCCCACGAATGGTAGCACCATAGACCGCTATCAGCCCATCCTGGATCTCCTCGAATGGGCACATGATAAGGGCCTGAAGGATGACCAACTGAAGGATAGCCTGGGCATTGGCCTCTGGCACGAATACACGCTTTCGGTTGAGGACGGGATGCGAAGAGCTTCAGCGTGGATGAACGCGCAAGCCGCAGAACAGGCCGAACCTTCGGCGGCATCGCCAGAAGCCGAAAAGCCTACCGACGAAGAGATAGAGAAGGCGCCAGAGCTTCTGTTCTAGTATCATGCCTACTCGCCCGTTCGCGACTTTGCCTGGGGACAGGCTTGGCGGCGGGCGAGTGGGCACCACAAAGGAGGCAACGTGACAGAGCTGAGGAGATTGCTGAACGAGATAGAGGATCATAGATTGGGAGACTACTACATGCGCAAGTTGTTGGCGGCCATCGTGAACGTGCTGGAGCCCCTGCGCCCACCAGCCGGTGACGCGGACGCCGAAGATGCCGTGCGGCAGAAGCAACGTGCCGCGGACGCTGAGTTGTGGCTTGGTCGGACAGAGGCAAACGTAATTAGGGTGCGGAATCAGCGTAATGCCTGGATACGGCGTGCCGAGGTCGCCGAGTCGCGGCTTGCCGAGGCCGAGGCAGAGATAGAGGATCTGCGCGAGCGTAACGCGAAGTTGCAGGCGGCGATAGACGCGGTGGTAGAAGTTAGTAGAACGTCTGTCTCGAACATTACGCTACGCCAGGCTGTTTGGGCACTCGAACCCCTGGCCACCAAGGATGCCGCCGATGCAGAATCCTGAGTCTGACTGGAAGCCATGCAGAGACGGACGGAAAGAGCTGAGATGACCGATCTGGCCGGCAGCTTGGCGACGAGGCGTGGGTGGCGGTGTCAGCAATGCCCGCGAGGTTATGCCGGCCTCACCACACCCGCGCCAATCAAGCTGGTGTAGCTCAATTGGCAGAGCAGCGGTTTTGTAAACCGCAAGTTGAGGGTTCGATTCCTTTCACCAGCTCATTTATTGAGGAAAGGAGGATGACGTGGAGATCGAAGGTGCAAAGCTAACCGACGCCTGGATCAAGGAGCAATTGGAGCGTTGCCAGCGAGCATCAAGAGTTCCTTGGTGCATAAAGATGGCGGATGTAGATTGTCCAAACGATCAGGTCATCTACCGCTGCCGAGGAGAGACACCAATAGGAGAATATCCTGATTGGTGGGATGAGTCTGACCCAAGAAGTCTAATTGCCTATGTGCCTGTGATGTCTCACGATGATGGCTGGGATATTGCCTGGTTTATTTGTGAGGCCCATCAGGGCTATCCACTCCTGCTCAAGGAGTTGCTGCGACTACGGAATCAACGCTGTAAGACATGCAAGCACCACTGCGATCGGGATATATGAGCGTTCTGTTTTTCCCTGGGCACCAGACCCAGCAAGTGCCTGCTCACATGGAGCAAATCCGTGCCCTGAGACAGCGGGAATTACTAGCTGTCATACAGGGAGCACCTAACGGCTCCGTGGACTATGTACTGACAGAGAAAGGGAAAGGCGCCCTGCGAGGGGAGGCCGATGACGCCTGACGCGCTCCCCGGCGGGCGGCGGTGGGCGGTGGAGCAAGGGGAGATGGGGCTGTGAGGGAACGCGAGGAATGTTGACCTTCGGCTCGCTCTTCGTGGGCATCGGCGGCATCGACCTTGGCCTGGAATGCGCGGGGATGACCTGTGAATGGCAGGTGGAGATAAATGACTACTGCCTGAAGGTGCTGGGGAAGCACTGGCCGAACGTGGCGAGGTACGGAGATGTCAGAGAATGCGGACTGCACAACCTTGAGCCAGTTGACCTTATTTGCGGAGGATTCCCCTGCCAGGATGTCAGTTACGCGGGCAAGCGCAAGGGTCTCAAGAAGGACACGCGGACGGGGCTATGGTACGAGTTCGCGCGGATCATTCGCGAGCTTAGACCCAAATGGGTGCTGGCTGAAAACGTACCAGGGTTGCTATCAATTGACTCTGGAGGGGGAATGGGAACGGTACTCCGAGACCTGGCCGAGAGCGGGTATGATGCGGAATGGGATTGCATACCAGCAGCAGCCTTCGGTGCCCCGCACCTCCGTTACAGGGTTTTCATCGTTGCCCACTCCGTCCGCACATCCAGGCCCGAACAAGAACGCGAACATCAAGAAATGGGGGCCAGCCAAGAGACTTCATGCAATGGCCAAGACGGGATTGTGGCCCACACCACGGGGCACAAAAGTCGAGGGATATTCCAGCAAGGGATTCCGACCAACCCTGGCGCAGATAGCAACGGGGGAAGAGAAACCACTTGGTGGGCAGCTGAACCCGATGTGGGTCGAGTGGCTGATGGGATTCCCTCCAGGGTGGACAGACTTAGGTGCCTCGGAAACGCTGTAGTGCCGCAAGTGGCTGAGTGGATCGGGCGGCGCATCCTGGCGGTGGAGCAAGGGGAGATGGCGCTGTGACCGCCGAGCTATGTGCGTTGTGCACATAGTATCACCCGAAAGGGCTAGAGGAGGCAATCGTGGGCGAGAAGGAAATGCCGCCAACCTGGAAGGCGGAATACAGGAAGATGAATCACGAGATCAATGTTCTCCGTGTACAATTGGAGAGACTGAAAGAAGCCGTGGGGCCGATTCTCGAAGCTAGTCTTGCCGGTGCGATCAGTGCACCAGACGCGGAACGTCTCTGGGTCGCGTGGAATGAGGTGTGCTATGAGGAGCAGTATGTGAAGGAAAGGCCCGCACCCGAAAGGGCTAGAGGAGGCAATCGTGGGAAACCGATGGATCCTGCGCGTGACGTGTCCTGAGTGCGGCTTTGTGGACGACGACGTGTACTATGCGCCGACGTGCGGGTTTGTGGAGTGGAAGTGCCCCAAGTGCGGGCACGTTGTCGATCTGCAAGAGGAGACAGGGATCAGCCCTGAAGACGCCTCGAATGCAAAGGAGCTTGCTCGGTTGGGGGAAGCTTTGCTGAGGGGCGCAAGAGGGAGCGGATCAGAGGAGGCAACGTGACCAAGAAGGCAGAGATACTGGAGGAGTTGTGGCAAGCATACCAAGCGGGAAGCCCCGACATCCATGTGGACATGCTGCAAAAGCGGCCTAGCACGGCGGTAAAGGTGACTGTGCGGATGCTCAAATATCCTATGGCCGAGGACATAGGCTTCTCCAAAGTATGCTGGCCAGATGTGTATGATGCCGAGAGGGGCAAGGAGCTGGCGGTCAGGAAGGCGCTGGCCGAGATAGCGAAGAGGCTGGCAGAGTGAAGACGTGGGTCAAGCTCTACACCGAGCTCAATGACGACCCCAAGATGCGGCCCTTCACCTGGGCGCAGAAGGGGATCTGGTCTGCGCTTCTCATACTGGCTGGGAAGAATGACATCCGCAGTGGCGACGGCAGCGAGACGGGGGAGCTCTACTCGATTGAGGATACTGCCTGGGCCATACGTTGCGATCTAGGGGAGTTCACCGAGGCAGTGGCTCTCTTCTCGCGTCCGATTGGCGAGAATGAAAAGGCAATGCTGTACGAGCAAGATGGTGTGCTGTTCATCACCAACTATGCCAGGCGGCAGGCCCGGCCACCATCACAGCAACGGGAGGCGGTGAGGCAACGAGTAGCTAACCATCGGGCACGCAAGCGTAACGAGGATGTAACGAGGGCGTCACAACCCGTAACGCCCTCAGAGTCAGATACAGAGTCAGATTCAGATTCAGATACAGATACAGAATCAGAATCAGATTCAGACGCAGAACGTGACACCCCCACCTCCCCAGGCCTCCAGCACATCCGCCGCTACCTGTACACACCCCCATCTGATTCTGATCTTCGATCAATTCCTTCTGATCAATCTGACCAGACTGACCACAACAACCGGGCGCCACCACCTCCACCCGGCTTCACTACCTTCACCCAAGCCAAGCAAGAAGAGCTGGTCGTCCGCCATCTGGCCAATGCCCAGCAACGACCGCTGGACGACGACCAGCTCAATACGATCCATCGAACCATGCTAAAAGAGCGCCCAGCCCTGACCCTGGAGATGGCCCAGCGTACTGACAATGGTAAGCCGAAAGAGAACGCTGTCGGATACTGGATCCAATGTCTCAAGCAACCAAGGGGACCCTAGATGGTCAAGCGTGTCTGGCCTCGCAAGCGCTATCACCAGGATGCCGTAGCTCAGGAGCTAGACGAGGCTGCTGAAGCGGTCGGAGCTACGATCGTTGCCTTTGATGGTATCGGCGGAGGCGTTAACGATCGACTCATGGGCTACCATGGGCGCTGCTTCCTCATCGAGTATAAAACGCCCGGGAGCGGCAAGGGGTTGCGCAAGACCCAGAAAGACTTCCGCGATTGGTGGCAGGGCCAATGGGCGGTGGTTTCCACGCAAGACGAATTGTTTGCGACATTGGGAGTCAGCATCGTCGTCCAGTCGGGGGGCAAGCCTACTACAGTGCGCGATTTGCGCAGGCCCACCAGGGAGGTGTTGACGATTCCTGGTTTGAGGCTTACGTTGGACCCCACCACCGGCGAGTTGGTGATAGGTGATAGGGTGAGCCTACTCTCGCCAGTGCAGACTGACCTCATGGCGTTCCTGGTGGCTAATGCCGGCACCCCATTCTCGTGCACGGTCCTGCTCGGTGCTGTTTGGGAATACCCGCCAGGAGAGCAGGGCTGTGATTCTCTCGTGCGAATGCACGTAGGGAATATCCGTGAGAAAAGCCGGTCACCCTATCCATTGGCTCGCAGGGGCTTCGGCTACTACATGCCGCGAGAACCGGAGTGAAATATCACGTGCTTTTTACCTAAATGTTACGTGTTCTTTGCTGAAATGCGCAGGGTCGTGTGCTATGATGGGGAGAGGTGAGAGGATGCGCGCCTTGATTCGCTGGGACAAACAAGAGGATTCAAGTGGCTAATGGACATGGTGGGCGTCGTGCTGGGGCAGGCCGAAAACCAAAAGCTGTCGAGGAAGCCTACCTACGAGCGTTCTATCAGGTTATGCCCACTCAGCGATGGATGAAATGCCTGGAAGCCTATGCTGCCAAGGCAGAACGAGGAGACAGGTGGGCCATGTTGTTCTTCTCAGATCGTATAGTAGGCAAGCCTATCGAGCGTGTGCTGACCGCAGAAGCCAAGGAAGCTGATCTTGAACGCTTTTTTACTCAGCTTGTTGATGCTGATGATGACAGTGGTGACAGCAGTAGCGACGCCACGAGCGAGTAGCCACGCTGAGGTGCGGCTCTGGCGGCATACCGAGGCGCGACGCAACTGGCTGTGGCAGCAGACTGACTATGCGCCGTGGCCAGAGCAGTCCGTTGCGCATTTTGACCTTGCCCGAATGAAGCTGGTCGTTGGGGGAGAGAGGGCTGGCAAGAGTCGCTGGACTGCTGAGGAGATGGCAACCTGGTGTGCTTGGCCAGGTAGGGGAGGCCTGTTCTGGATCGTCGGTCCTTCCTACGAGCTGGCCCGACCTGAGTTTGTGCACCTCGCGCCTGCGCTCCTCAATCTGAGCCTGCTCAAGAGCGATGCTATCTCTATGCCGCTCCAAGGCCCGTGTCGGATGCGGACGCGGCTGGGGGTGCAGATCGAGACGCGCACGAGCCGGGATGTAGAGACGCTTGCTGGTCAGGCTCCTGATGGCATTGCAATGGTTGAGGCCGCACAGCAGACCTACGAATCGTTTCTGCGGTTGCGCGGTCGCGTGGCCGAGACACGGGGGCCGCTGATTCTATCTGGTACGTTCGAGGGAAGTCTGGGCTGGTATCCGGAGTTGTGGAAGGCATGGCAGTCAGACAACATGGATGGGGGCCGGTCATTCAGTATCCCCTCGTGGGCCAATCGCACCATCTACCCGCTTGGCCGTCAGGACCCGGAGATACTGGCTCTCGAAGCCACGTTCCCCGCCGACGTGTTCCAGGAGCGGTTCGGCGCAGTCCCCTGCCCGCCCGCAACCCTTGTGTTCAAGGAGTTCGAGTACATCACGCATGTCAAGCCCTGCCCGTTCAACAACAAACTGCCAGTGCAGTTGTGGATCGACCCTGGCTATGCTCACAAGTATGCGGTGCTGGCGGTGCAGATAGACAACTACAAGAACGTCTTGCACATCGACGAGATCTGGCGCAGCGGTCTCGTGACCGATGAGATGATAACGATAGCCAAGCGGCGCGAATGGTGGCCAATGGTGTCTTTCGCGGTCATGTGCATGGGAGGCCGGCAGCACCAGGCGATGGAGTCACCAGCCGAGGTCTGGCAGGCCAAGGCGGGCATCCCCGTGTTTGCCCAGCCCGTGCCTATCCCTGACGGCATCGAGCGCCATCGCACCTACCTCATCAACCCTGCCACCGGCGAACCGAGGATGTTCTACGACCCGAAGTGCAAGGGCAGCATCTGGGAGTATGGCCAATACAAGTACCATGAGATCGTAGAGGCCAGGCCGGTTCGGGAGGTGCCTATAGATCGGGACAACGACGCACTGAAGGCCACTGCTTACGGGCTGGTGCATAATTTTGGGTTCGTGGGCAAGCGGCGTGATCCCCCCAAAGCACGGGTGACGTTCAATGTACAGCGGGGCGACCGAGAGATGGAACAGTCTCGGGAAGGGTGGGGCGGGCACTGATGGAAGAGATTCGATCGGACGAGGAGCTTCTGTCTCTACGGAGACGGCTCGAAGAGCGCTGGGCAGACCGCAACAGCGAGATCGACTTCTTCCGCCGGATGCGGTTCATGGAGATCGTGCCACATGTGCCTGCCGCCTACAGGGCGTACACGGTTCGCACCCCCACCGCTCACCAGATCATCGAGCGCATGACCGGGACGCTGACCACCAACCCGTTCACGCTGACGGTGCCTCCCTCTGCGAACACGGCCAAGGCGCAGGAATCGTCCTCCCTGATAGAGAAGTGGACCATGCTGGCCTTGGAGCAGTTGCAGAAGCAAAGCGGCGAGGACCTGGTAGAGCGATTTGTAGAGCATCTGCTGACCGACGGTCACGCTTGCTGGCGGATACTGTATGCGCGAAACTACTGGGAAGGACAGGGTAACTATCCTCAGCACAGGAAGAACGAATCTGATGCAGCATTTGAGCGGCGTGCACGTAGCTGGTATCCGAAGCGTGAGAAGGGCGAGAAGGGCGAGGATTACGACGCGAGGACGGAGCAGTGGAAGAAAGGCAGACCGTTGCCTATCTCCTGGAGTGTAGTTGACCCAATCAATGTCTTTCCCATGTTCTCGGAGATGGGCCTGGTCTGTGTGCTAGAGACAGACCATCGCGACATCGCCACTCTGCGGCCCGATCAATGGGACCTGACCAAGAAGAGCCCCGCGATCTGGGAGTTGATTCGGGGCGAGCCCTCGGCGCAGGGCCAGGTAGAGTTTACCCAGGTCTGGTATCCCAACTCGCGCATCTACGCGGTGAATGGCCACATTGTTGACCGTCAGAAGCATCAATACGGCGCCCCCCCCTACATCTACGCCACGGGCATCAACAGCACATCAAGGGAGGCTGGCAAGGCGGGTCTCTCGGTGCTCTATCCCCTGCGGTACATTCTGCCCAAGCGGGACGAGGTGCTCAGTCAGAAGTTGACCGCGTGTAGCATCTACGGCTGGCCGACGCCGATCTGGAAAATCGGCGAGAAGCGGGGAATAGGCAGAGATGGAAATCTACAGGAGCTACGTGCCGATCTGATACCTGGTGAGGCCATGACGCTCTGGCCCGATGAGGACATGGGGTTCCTAGAATGGAAAGGTAGCACGCCGGACATCGACGAGCTGATCGGCATGCTCACTACATTCTGCGAACAGGCGGGGTTGTCGCCTGCCCTGTATGGCATTGGACAGTCGGGGGAGAGTGGCTATCGGCTGAACCAGTTGGTCGCAGCGGCCAAGATGAAGTTCAAGCCGATCATCACTCACACGGAACGGGCCTTGGAGCAGTTGGTGCATGCATTCCTCGACATCGTGGAGTTCCAGGTCCAGGAGACGTTGTACCTCTACAGCAAGGGCAAGGAGAACATGGGCTGGATTGGCCTTGGCCCGGATGATCTGAGCGGATACCGGCAAGTCGAGGCGAATCTGAGTCCGGTCATGCCCACAGACGCCTACGCCAAGAGTTCTATGATTATCAATCAGGTTACTCATGGCCTGCTGGATGTGCGCTCCGCGTTGGAAGAGCTGGGGCGGGAGCAGCCAGAGGAGATCATGGACGCCATGCTTGCGGATGAATGGAAGCGCGACCCACGAGTGAAGGCGGCTCTGATTGAGGAAGCGGTCAAGCGCATGAAGCTCAAGCTGGCGAAGAACAAAGAGGTAGCGATCGGGGAGTTGATACAGTTGCTGCCCTCGCTACCGCCAGCGTTCCAGCAGGCGGTGATGATGGTCTTGCAGGGCGGAGGTCAGCAGGCGGGTGGTGGGCCGGGCGGGATGCCTGGCATGGGAGCACCTGGCATGAGGCCCCCGCCGGTGGGTGTGATGGCGGCGCCTGGGGTGCAAGCCGCACCGCAGCCAGGGGCACCGAGTTCGGCGGCTATGGTGGGTAGGCAGGTGAGGCCAGCGGGGATCCGCCAAGGGGCTGCTCCGATGACCCAAAGCAGACCCAGAGGGGCCCAATGATGCTTGCGGGGGATAAGGAAAGTGGAGAGACCGGCCAGGGACGTAAATAGCACAGCCGGTGTAGCCCTCAACGGGAAGGATGACTTTTCTCCCGAGTTGAGGAACAGCAGCCGGTGAATGAGGGAAGTCGTCCCACCCTGTGGGCGTAATCCATCTCGGGCGCCCATGGTGCAAAGGCCGAACCCGCAATATCCGAAAGAGGTGTATCATGCCCTACCGATTGAATCCAGCGAACCGGCGTGAAGTGCAGGTGAAGCGAGCGTCGGGCTGGGTGCACAAGCACACCCACAAGACCGTGGCCGAGGCCAGGGCGCACGTGCAAGCGCTCGGCATCAATGTTGGGCATCCTGGCCGCAGCACCCGGATCGCGGCCAAGGCGCGAAAGAAGGGGAGTCGGAAGAAATGATGGATTACAAGAACAGCCTTTTCTCCCTTTGGCCCTTCGGGTTGGCTTACTGTCTTTTCCTCGTCGCAAGCCTCATCTACCGTGCTTATCAAGATAGGAAGCGATAGATGGCCAGAGCCGAGAACCCGCTTGAGGTCGCGGTCGAGAAGTTCGCCGACAAGTTGGTCTCTACGGTCGAGGGTATGCCCGAAGAGGATAAGCCCTTTGGCAGCGTCGAGTTGACCGCCGAGGAGCAGATAGACCAGTACCTGGCCATGCGGGAGGACCCGCAGGCGTTCGTGGAGATCATTGAGGAGCAGGGCATGAGGGCGGCAGTTGACTACGTGGTGGCGATGGAAGCCAAGATCACCAAGCTGACGAGGGAAGCATGATGGCTGGACCTGACACCCAGTGGGCGACCAATCTCTTCTCAGGCAACGGGGGCAACGCCAGCGACCTGGCGCAGGCCAGGCGACGGTACGAGTTGCTGAAGGCCGAGTTGGAGGCCATCCGAGCGGGGCGCAAGGAAGCGAACCGGGCCGAGTTGCGCCGTTTGGAGGCAGACCTGGCCAAGGCGCAGGAAGAGATACGGACGGCGCAAGCGGCACAGGTAGGAGTTGCGCCGAAAGGCCCTACCGCTGGGGGACTGACGACCTATGGGCCGGGGGTAGGGGCCCCAGGGCAGATCAACCGCGCACCGCCGGGAGCACGGGCTGCGGCAGGGGGAACGTATGGACCATCTCCTGGCGGTGGCGTCTCTCCATTCGGTGGCGTACCAGCGGGCGGCGGGATAAGCGACGTGCTGCGAGGCTTGGCCGGAAGACCAGGTGCAGGCGCCGGCGTCATGGCCACGGGTAAACCAACGCCTCAAACCATTGCCGGCGCACTGCAAGCTAAGCCGCAAATCGGTGGGTTTGCAGGATGGATAGAGAATCTCTTTGGCGGTGGCCAGCCGTCGTCAATGGGAGTACAGCCCCCTCAAGGCAACGTTCCTGGCGCGATGCTGGGTGGCAATCTGGGCACGGCGTCCAAGACTACGGGGGCCAGGCTGACTTGGCGCGACAAGCCTATGGATCAGTGGACGACAAACGACTTCTTGGCCTACGAGGATTATCAGCGGCAGCAGGCCAATCGGATGACCGAGTATCAGCAGGCCAGTCTTGCGCAGCAGCAAGCACAAGCAGCCGCTCAACAGGCACACCAGCAAGCACAGCTTCAGCAGGCGTGGGCCATCGCGCAGCAGGAGCTTGCGCACGCGCAGAACGTGATGGCTGCGAGCATCGGCACGCAGTCGGCGCAGATTCAGTCTCAGTCATGGGCACAGGGGCTGCCACACGAGCTACCCAGGGGCACAACGGTGGCCCCTGGATTCGAGCGAGGTGGGCCGGCTAGCCAACTGTACCGCATGAGCGGATCGCAGTTCAACCCAGGGACGACGGGGAAGATAGCCCCCTCGCCCGCACCGTCGATGAGCGACATTATGGGGTGGGTGCAGCAGGCGATGGGGAAGTACGGAGGGTAGGCGATGGCTAACGGCGATAACGGCGGAACACCATACGGCGGTGAGGCATGGATTACGAACCTGGTCAACCAGGCGGTTCAGGCAGCCATGCAGCGGATAAACTGGTCGCAGTTGATGGGCTATGGCTATCCGAGCATGTACGAGCCGCAGGCCCCGACACGTGCTGATGCACTCATGGCTATCTGGGAGAATCGGGAAGACATTCGGGGCTTCTACCTGGAGAACTGGGGCGAGTCTGGCCCCGGCAACTGGTGGCGACCTGAAGACGCGATGGAGAAATGGCTAGAGGAGACACCTGAACTTGCCTATACCATAAACCAGGGAGAGATTGACCCGACCACAGGCGAGAAGGCCAAGGAGACCATTACTAGACGGTATGACCCCATTGAGTTTGCCATCGAGCAGGGCTACATCGTGGACTATAGCTCCGAGGAGGGGCAGGCCACTCTAGACAGGGAGAGGTTCGAGGAAGCAACGAGAGAGTTCAACGAAACACAGCTTAGATTACTTGGTCTCGATGAGGAGGCTATCCGGGAATTCAATGATACCATGGACCTCTACCGCGACCAGTTCGATCAAGACGTGCGCGAGGCAGACAGAAACTACCTCCGACAACTGGGATTGGACGAAGAGAGCATAAGACGCTGGGACAGAGAGCAAGATCGGATAGAGGCGCTGGACGCAGAAGCTATCAGGGAGGCCAATCGAGCGTTCCTGCAACAGGAGGGGGTGAACGCAGAGGCCATACGGCAGTTCAACGCCGAGCACGACTTTGCCCGGTCACAGGCTGAGCAGCAACAGGCGAACATAGAGTGGGACCAGTTGAGGGCGATAGGGCTGGATGACCAGGCGGCTTACGAGTTCCAGCAGACGCACGACCTGGCGGTAGCACAGTTCGAGGCGGGCAACGACCAGTGGTGGGCCACGTTTGGGCTAGAGCAAGAGCGGTTCAACGTAGAGACTCAACAGTGGGAGAAGGGGTTTGAGCTAGAGCAACAGTACTTCGGTCTGTCCGAGCAAGAGTTGGCCCTACAGCAATTGCAGACACTACTCGGTTTCACGGGGCCTGCAAATTGGCCTCAATACTGGGCGGCAAGCCGAGCGATGCCCCAGGCTTGGGGGCCGGAAGGCGAGCCGGTTCCGGCGTGGGCACAGACATTGGGAGAGGGAGGGACATATCCCGGTTTCGGCGCAGCGGGGCAAGTACCCCAGGGCATCTATGGGGGCATCACGCCGTGGCAGGTATCGCCGGAGCAGTGGGCTGGCCTGAGTCCGAGCGAGATACAGGGCTTGTCCGGGCAGGTGCAGACGGGCGGGGGATATATGCCAGACTGGATGAAAGCGATGCAGGCAGGCTGGCCGAAGGGCCAGGCGACACCGATAAGCTACTTTGGGGCATAGAATGGTTAGCCGTTTTTGGAGATATCAAGACAAAGACGAATACAATCGGCAGAAGGCAGGGGAGATTCTCAAGAACTATCCTGAGCCTACGCCGCCGCCCCAGCAAGCCCCACGGCAGCCGATGCCTGCGCCGGCACAGGTGCCGGTGCAGCCACAGCAGCCGAGGCCCAATCTGCTCAGGCCCTCGACATGGCCTACAACCACGGGGATTCCGGCTGATGCAGGCGGCCTGGAAACGCCCTTGTTCCAAACTTTGGTTGGACAGATAGCTGGTCCAGCAGTAGCTGCGAGGGCGGAAGTCCCGATGGCCTGGCAGCGGTGGCTTTCCTCGTTGAGTCGTGAGAAGGTGGCTGAACCATTGGCAGGCTATCTGGGCCAGGGCGGGCCTCTTCAAGCCATGTTCGACCCAGAAGAGAAACAGAGGCTTGCCACCAACTGGGCCGACATTCTTGCGGGAAAGCAAACGTGGGGCAGCGCTACGGCGGAAACGATGGCGGCTAATAGGCAAGCCTTTTTGCAGACGCCCATGTCTGGCATTGAGCGAGCGGCCACGACCACGCTTGCTGATCCGCTGGGCATTGGTGGAGCGATGATAGCGGCGCCGTTCGCTGGGGCAGGAGGGATAGCAGGAGCATTGGGGAAGGCCTACCAGGTAGCGGACATCACAGACATGGCGGCATATCTGGCTTCAGCCACGCCAGAGGAGCTTGCCGGGACTGCGTTGATGGCCGGTGCAGCCAAACTCGCGCCAGTGGTGATACGAGGCGCGGCGGAGGGCATCCCCAAATTGCGTAAGCTGCTGGCGGGCGAAGTGGGTGCGGTGGAGATGCCGGTGGGGAAGATGCCGGAAGGCGCGAAGCGCGCACTGGCGACCGAGGTGCAGGAACTCAGCCTTGACCAGATTAACATTGATCCCCGCAAGTACCAGAAACGGGCCATCGGGAAGGAGGGGATAGGGTTTCGGGAAGAGCGCGTGAAGTGGATAGAGGAGCATTGGGACCCGGACTTGCTCACCCCAGTCAAGGTCAGGCGGCTGCCAGATGGGACGTTCGACCTGCTGGGTGGCCACCACCGCATGGAGGTTCTGAAACGTAAGGGCATAAGCACCACGCAAGCACAGGTATTCGACGTGGACATGCTCGAAGCGCAGCATATCGCAGGAATAGACAACATGCTATCGGAGGGATACGAGGATTCCGAGTGGGCAGCCATAGTGCGGGGTAGAGCGGATGCCGGGCGCTCGGTGGCCGAGATAGCAGACGAGTTTGGCATCAAGAGACCGTCCATCGCAGAACAGTACCTCAGCTTGTCCTACCTGCCCGATAGCCTCTTGCAGGCGGTGGACATTGGGGCTTTGCCTCGGCGGGTAGCCATCGCCCTTGGCGAGGGTGCACAGAATTACGGCGTTGGGCCTGAGTTCCTGCAACAGTTGTGGTTGAGGGAGATCAAGGCCAGCCCCAAGGAGTGGACGGCAACGGATGTGCGTACGCTACTGGAGCGGATAGCACCGCGAGCACAGGCGATTGAGAAGCAAATGGGGATGTTCGGCGAAGAGCTTCCGGGGAAGGAGGGGCAACGGGACAGCTTCTTTGCCGCCATGCGGGAGATGAAGAGCCAGGTCAAGGAACTCAAGCTCCGCAAGACACGACTGAGTGGAGTGGAGCGCGAGATGGCCAAGGACAGGCGGGTGGGGAAGGCTGTATCCCCTCGCTTGGAAGAAGCCGCTGCGCTACTGGGGCAGGACATAGAGGCTGCGGACGCGGCGATCCGGCAGATTGAGCAGGGGCAGTTGGACAGGGTGATGGCCCAGGCCAGGCCGCCGTTGGAGATGAGGGCGCAAGAAGCCCGCCCCACGGCCCGCGAGGTAGAACCAGGCATGTTCACGGGCGCCGAGGCCCGTCCAGTGTTCGGCGCTGAGGGTCTGCCCAGACGTGTGCCAGAAGCAGCACCAGAGGCGATGAGGCCAATGGAAGTGTCGCCAGAGGAAGCGGCGCGGCTAGAGCGCGCACAGCAGGAAGCGGCGGGGCAGAGGAGGCTGGAAGCTGCCAGGGTAGCGGGCGGCATAAAGCCTCTACTTGCGGCTCATGGAACGAGCGAGAATCCATCGGCGATTGCATGGGATGTACCAAGCAAGGCCTCTTTCAAGAGATTGGTGGGCATGGATTATTCAGACGCTAATGCACGTAAGGCGTGGGCGTGGTTTGCGGAAGAGGCGGCGCCAGTGGGGCCGGTGCCCGAAGGTATTGTAGATAAAGTGGCCGAGGCCAGTGGCTTTGTGCCCGCAGTTGAGGATATACAGCCCATGGAGGGGGATACCTTCGGCCGCGTAGTTTGGGACGATCCCAACTTTCCGTTGGGCGACATCATAGAAATGAACGAGCTGGGAGTAATTGGGGCTTCCCACTCATCGCCCTACGTGCGGGGTTTGCACGTAACTACTGACCCTGAATACTGGATTCGCACGCTTGCAGAGGACTACGCTAGAAATCCTGAAGATGCTCAGATTGTGACGCTTCGCGCTGGGCCAGGAGATTTGCTTGTAGAAGACCCCCAGTACGCTATGCCAACTGAAGGAATGACAGAGAAAGCAGACAGTTGGATTTTGCTCTCGACTCGCCGTACCTTGCGGCGCGGCGTAGACTTCGTGGTTGGCGACGAGAGGTTCATTGATGAGATTACTGGCCTAGAGGCAGAAGCCCCCGTGACACAGCCAATTACCCCCGCTGGGCCAGCGGCTCCACCTCCTGGCCCTGGCCCAGTGGTTGCACCTCGACCCGCTCAACCCGTAGGTGGGGCTGGGGGGATTCCAGGCCAACCCCTGGTTCCGCCTACGGGGGAAGCGGCGGCGCTTACTGGCGTGCCGCCAGCAGCGGGCCAACCGTGGCCCGCAGGCCAGCCGGTGCAGCCACCACTTGCCGGGGCAGGGGTGCAGATAACGCCAGGAGGCCCGCCAGCGGGTGCGCGGGTGGCGGGCCCGATACCACCAGTAGCAGCGCCCCCACAAGGGCCGGGCATCGCCCTGGCAGCACCAGCCGCTGGACCCGCAGGCCCCTCGCGTTTTGCGACGATGCTGCCAACGGATGAGATTCTGCGGCTGTCCGAGAGGCCAGACAATGTGCGCAAGCTGATGGATTGGGCTGAGGGCACGCCAGGCAATCCGGTGAAGTACATCCTTCAGCACATCGGCGTCTCTGGCACTGACCCTGCATCGGAAGCCAGACTGTTGATGGGCACCATCAGGGCCGACGGCAACACGGCAGTCATGGGCGCGGTTGCCAACCTGCGCTCTTTCGGGGACCCGGACAAGCTCTTCAACGTGAAGGACAACATCGCTTCAATCGGCGGCAAGAAGTTGCCCATAGGTGATCTCGCCGAAGGCAAGGTGAAAGCTACCCTGACGGCAGACCAGCAGGCCTTCATAGATGAGGGTTGGGCCTACTTCGACGATCTGGATAGGCTGGCTGCTGCCGAGGGCATCGACATACCCAAGGCCGAGTATGGGGCTGGGGAGCACTACTGGGCTAGAACCGTCATGGGGCGGATGATGCCGGATGGGACGATGGAGGCGGCTACGATCAGGGGAGCGCCTGGCGGACGTTGGCTGACCGCGCTGGCGGGATTCGAGAAGCCCCGAGAGTTCGACACGATGGCGGAGGCTTTGGCGGAAGGCTTTCGATACCTGGACTTGACAGATGCCGCCGAGATTTCAGGGAGGGCAATCTATCGGCGAATCGCCAACCAGAGAGTCCTGGACTATGTTCTGGCGAATATACCGCAGCGAGTGGGCAAGAAGGCCCGCTATGGCGAGGTGAGCTTGCCAGGAATACGGGGCCGATACTTTGCCCCTACAGAGGACATTCTGGGCATCAAGAACCTGTTACAGGACTCGCCGCTTACTTGGCCGGAGGAATTTGCCGATGTGGTGGGTGCAGTCAACAATGTTCCCCGAACCCTAACGACGACGCTTGATCTTGGCCCGATGTTCGCTCAGTTGTATGGGATGCTGACGAACTGGCCTAAGCAGTGGGCGCAGGCCGTCGGAGTTGGCTTCAAGTCGGCCTTCACGCCAGAGAACATGGGCAAGTTTCTGGCGCAGTCCGATCATGCGGCGACGGTAAATCGCTACGCGCCCTATGGTCTCGTTGCCAGCGGCTCGGAGCTGACTGTCGGGGCTCAGGGCTTTTTGGGCAAGATTCCGCTCGTGGGCAAGGCGGTCAAGACAGGAGCGCGAATCTTTGACAATATGATGATGGCGGCACGCATCATGGGCCTGGAGGCTACAGAGTATCAGATCAAGAAGGCCGATGACGTATCTGACCTGGTGGCTTTCTGGAACAAGTTTACCGGAGTCGTGGAGACAGGCGCACAGGGCATAAGCCGGAGACAACAGAAACTAGAATCGGCGACCCTATTTGCCCCCAGGCTCTACCGGGCCACAGCCAGTTTGCTCTTGGACATAGCGCACGGTGACTTGCGGGGCAAAATGGCCCGGCGCTCATTGGGCCAGATGGCGGCGGTCACATTGCTGGGCTACGTTGGTTTGTGTGGGCTGCTGAAGCAGAAGGCACGTGTTGACCCGAAAGAGGGAAGTCGCTGGCTTACCATCCAGGTAGGCGACCAGTATCTGGGCATTCGCGGGGCCCTCTTTATGACCCTGCGCACACTGGCGCAGATCGGGCGAAGTCCAGAGGATGCCGCTGAGTTAGCCCAGGGTTACATCAGGGGTCGGTTCTCGCCAGTGGTAAGCACGTCTATCGACGTGTACAACCGCCGAGATTTCATCGGTATGCCGATTGACACACCGCTGCAATTGACCAAGCGGATTGTGGCAGACAACCTAACGCCGTTCTGGGTGCAGGGCGTGATTGAATCGGGCGCGACAGACTGGCAGAATTACGTGGCTGTTGGCTCGGCGGAGCTTGCGGGCCTGCGCACCTTCCCCGTCTCACCTGCCAGAAAGCGGGATGCGCTGAGGGATGAACTGGCCCAGGGGCTATTCCAGAAGCCGTGGGCAGAACTGAATCGCCCACAGAAGTCCAGACTGGAGCAATCGCCAGACCTGAAGGCTGCAACCGAGGCGGCTCAGGCGATGGGCAGGAAGCGGGAGCAACCTTGGGCGCTGTTCTGGGCCGACGTGGATAGCCAGCGAGAGCCGTATAGAACCGAGATAGCGCAACTCACCCAGCAGTTTCGGAGCAACCAGTTGACGGGCAACCAGTATCGGGAAGCGGTGCAAGAGCGGCAGATGATAATGGCTCGCATTCCTGATATGTTGCGCAACACGAAGGACTATAAGGACATCGACTTCAGCAAGGCAGCAGCCGAGACGCCCATAGACCAGTTCATAGATGCCTACTACCAGATAGCTGACCAGGCGCGTGACCCGCTGACGGGGATGGCTGACGCGCGTGAGATAGTGAGGCAGAGAGAGGAACTGAAACAGGGGATGGATGCGGCCATGGTGCGCGAGGCTATGGAGTACATCAACCGCAACCTGGACCCGCAATACGTGGAGGCCAGGGACCTGTACTACGAGTACATGCGCATCCCTCAGTACATCGGGCTGAGTGAGGAGCAGGCGCAGGCGGCGAACGAGGCGATGGCGAAGTATACCGCCATGCGGCGGGCGAACCCGATGCTGCCAACAGAGACCACGAAGGCTATCTACCGCCAGCAAGACCCTCGCGGGGCCGTGCTGATGGAGATGGCCTACAGCAGGCGGAATCCAGCGCGACGGATGTTCTGGGCATTACATCCCCTCTTGTCGGTGTTCTACTCTGACCTGACCGAGGAAGAGGTGGAGATGATAGCGCCGATGGCCATGCCGCAGCAGTCGGCGCAGTTGCCCAGTTGGGCAATGGCGGCGGTGGCGTGACCGACCGCGAGTTCTGGGAGCAATGGCGGCCTTTCATGGAGATGTTCCGCACTGCTCTCTTGATGATAGTGAGGTGGATCGAAACGAGATACGGACTGAAAACTAGATAGGTTGGCCGTATACCCATAAGGGTGTCCTGCCCCGCTTTCCACGGCTGTGCATAAGCCCCGCTGTCAAGGCGGGGCTTTTTCTTTACAACGGAGGTTTGGCAATGCCAGACAGCGACGGGACTTCCGAGACCCAAGTACCAGCCACAGGAGTAAGTGGCACAGAGGAGCAACCGGGCCGCGTAGCAGCGCCCGCGTCTTCCACGCCACCTTCCGAGGGCGGTACGGCGGCACAGGAGCAACCCAAGCCAGAGGCAGGACTGGCCCCAATGCCACCTGCGATCAGCGATGATGAACGGATGAGGCGAGAGATACAAAGCCGTTCGGACACCATCGTGGCGCAGAAGCTGCGGGAGATCGAGACGCAGAGAGCGAATCAGGCTGAGCAAGCGAGGCTCAAGGGTATGTCTGACCGTGAGTACCGGATGGCCATGCAGCAGAAAGGCCAGGCCGAAGCGGTTCAGCAGGCCCTACAGGAGCAAGTCCAAACCATGCGGCAGGGAGACTTTGTTGAACTGGCCAATACGATTCTCTCGATTGTGCCAGACGAGAAAGGGCGAGAATCCTTGCGCGTGCGGGCGGCGGCCAATGAGTTCCCTGATCTCAAGGCGTTTGCTGAGGCGGCTGTGGAGCTAAAAGTGGCTGCCAAGGAAACGAAGCAACGTACGGCCATACAAGAGGCGGAACGTGTTGCTGCTCAGAAGCAGGCGCGGGCCGAGCTTTCGGGCGGGATGCCGCAGTTGGGCAGCGGTCAGTCTATGCCAAACCTCAGCAGTCTGACACCGAGGCAAAAGATACGCCTGGGTCTTGAGATGGCCCAGCGCGAACACGAAGCGAAATAGGCGGCAACACCGCCTGGAGGAATGAACATGCGAACACTGAGCGCTTATGCGTCCTTGTGCACGGACTTCATGCTCAAGGGCGTTATGGAGACCATCATCAAGGAGTCCCCTGTACTGAACTTCCTGCCGTTTCGGGAGTTGGTGGGGAACTCTATCGTTCAGAACTGGGAGAAGACCTTGCCCACCGTTGCATGGCGCAACGTAGGTGAGGCAATCACCGAGAGCAGTGGAGAAACCGTGGATATGTCCTTCATCCTGAAGATCCTGATCGGCGACGTGGATACTGACTGCTTCGCGGCCAGAACCCGCTCGAACATCAACGATCAGCACGAAGTGGACGTTGAGATGAAGGCGAAAGCCATGGCTCACGAGTTCGAGGACACTTTCATCTACGGCGTAGCCAGTGGGAGCAAGGAGTTCAACGGGCTTCACTACCTGGCGAGCACGTATGGCACCAGTGCTGGTTTTGGGGCGACAGACAGTAAATGTCTGCACGCAGGCACCGGCTCGACGGATGGTAGTCTCACTACAACCCTACTGGATGATCTGGTCGATTTGGTTCCCAATGCGGACATCCTCCTGATGCGCAAGTCGATCAGGGGCAAGCTCACTAGGTATCTGCGTGGGGTCGGCTCCTACATGAGCTCGCGGGAGCTGTTCGGGCACACGTGGCCTTGCTGGGGCAATGCTGAAGTGCCAATCGTCACCTCGGACTTTCTGCTTCAGACGGAGGCCATATCCGCCACGGTCTACAACGCGAAGACGGGCGGCACGGGGACGAGCATCTTTGCCATCCGCTTCGGTGACGGCGACGGTGTCTGCGGTCTGCAAGGTGGCGAGATGTGGAAGCGCCACTGGCCCGAGCTTGAAGGCAAGAATGCTATGCGAACGCGGTTTGGGTGGTACGTGGGACTGATGACGTATCAGCCAGATGCGCTTGCCCAAATCGATGGGATCGCCAACGACACTGTGTCAGCGTAGCTAGAACTTCAGGGAACACCTGACGGAATCCAACATTGCCCCGGCCATCTGGCCGGGGCACAAGGAGAAAAAACATGGCGTTTACAGATACGACACCCCGGACCATCGTTGAGGGCTGGGGGAAAGTGAGAGTGTTGCTGGCCGCCGCGGCCAGCTGTGGCGACCTGCTGGCGATGGTAAGCGATACCGTTGTACTTGCAGACAGCGATGCTGACCGGTACGCCCTGTACGTCGCTGGCGAGGACGGAGCCAGTGGTGACACCATCACCGCCTATCGTGGCGCGCTGATGAAGGACGGGACTGAGCCACCGACCACGGCAGGGGTGGGGTTTGCCATAGCTACCACCGAGTATGGAGACCCGCTCTATCTCTCGGATACTCCGGGGGACATGGGCACCACACCTGGCCTCAATATGCAGAAGGTAGGCTGGATTCAGAGCCGTACCGAGATCGTGGTTCACCCAGAGGTCCCACGGGTGGTTTGCATAGCTTTGCACGTCGCCCTGTGTGGCGCGGCGGGCGCTCCGGCCAACATCGCAGTTTACTCCCCAGTGGCGGGCACGGTTCAGGCGGTGCAGTTCATCAACGAGTGCGCAGCGGCCTTCACCACCTCGGCGGACATCATGTGCAAGGGCTACAGTACGGCGGTAGCGGTGTCCGGCACCCTGGCTGATGGAGAGGCCAAGCGGGTCGCGGTGACCACTAAAACCTACAGCCTCTTGGCTGCGGGTAGCACCTTGACCTGGCATTTCGGGGGTGGCGCGGGCACTCAAGAGCAGGGCGTCATCATCGAGATTCTACAGGCATAGGGACTGGGACATGGCAGGGGGAGAACGCCAGTTCCCCCCTGCCACAGCACTGAAAGGAAGGGCGCATGAGCAATGCCGAGGCCTTCGGGCCTGCGGCCGGCGAGGCTATGGCCGCGTTTGATCGGCAGGACAGTGTACTCATTCTCCGAATCGGTGCCGACAGTCAGCACATAGAGATAGCGCTTCAGCCCTCGGACATCTTGGGCAATGTGGCGCGGCTGTTCCCAGAGTATGGCTTACACTGGAGACTGCCAACCGAAGATTACCCTGGGATTGAGGGGGAGTACACCCTTGCTGCTATGGCGACGCCGGTGTTTGGGCCTACGCTCTCCGTAGCCATGATAGTAAAGGACGAGGAGAAGTGCCTGGCCGAGTGTTTGGATAGCATCAAAGGGGTAGCGGATGAGATAGTCATTGTGGACACAGGCTCGATCGATGAGACTGTCAAAATTGCCAGGTGCTACACCGACAAGGTGTACTTTCACGAGTGGGAGGACGACTTTAGCAAGGCGCGAAACCAGTCGCTCTCCTACTGCACGGGCGACTGGATTCTACAGATAGATGCAGACGAGGAACTGGTAGAAAGGGACATTCCCATACTCCAAGAGGGGCTTCGTCGGTTGGCAGATCGCCCAGAGATAGACCGAGTGATGGTAGCGCTTTTGAGCGAGGTGAGAGGCGGAAACGTGTCGCGCAGCTTCTTTCCGCGACTGTTCCGGCGTGATGGGTGTCACTACGAGGGCATAGTTCACAATCAGCTCATCGGATCGGGCGGTAGCATAGCGAACCTGCCCGTGCGCATTGTTCATCACGGTTACAATCTGCCCGACGCAGAGATGCAGAAGAAGATTGCGCGAACGGAGGGGTTACTGCGGAAACAACTAGAGGCGGATCCGATGAACGCCTTTGCCTGGGTGAATCTGATACACAGCCATCGGAATCAGCACAAGCCGGAGTTTGTGATCGCCAACGCCTACCGAGTGCTGGAGAACCCTACGGCTACCGCTGGCAATCGGCACACGACCATGGGCGATTTGATGGTGGCCTATCTGGAAACGAAGGAACCTGAGAAAGGCATATCTGTTGCCTACCAGGCGATAACTGAGCATCCTGGCAACGCAGATAACCTGTGGCTGTTGGCGTGGCTCCATAAGGAAAGTGGGCAGACGGCCAAAGCCATTGGCGACCTTGAGGATTTTCTCAAGACAAAGGCGCGGGAGCAACAGCAAGGCCCGGAGGTCAATGCCATGTTCAACGACACTTTCGGCAAAGAGCCGGTTGCGGCAGCTCTTTTAGCCCAATGGAGAGAAGAACTGGCCAAAGAGCCTATTAGGGAGGCGATGTGACCACAACGCTCAAGACACTCCGGCAGGACATAGGTTTTGATCTCGGTGCGTGCATCGTGGGTGCGGTGGACAGCGCTACGACGACGTCAATCACCGACGCGGAACTGCTGGATGCTGACGAGTCGGAAACCAAGTATGCCCGCAACTGGGTGAAGGTACACCTCACGGCGGGCGCAGAGACGCGCAGAGTGCGGGAGACCGACGGCTACGCGCCGGACACGGGGACCCTGGCCTGGGGCCGAGCCATGTCTAGCACACCCGCTGCGGCACAGGAATACGAGATACACACCCTCATGCACCCCGATGATCTGGACACACTCATCAACCGGGGGCTGAAGCGGTGCTACTATCTCGAGGAAGAAGAGATCACCGTAGTCAGTGGCCAGCGAGAGTACGATCTGTCCTCTATCACCTGGCTAAGCCGCAGGAGCCAGGTGGCCAAGGTGCTGATGATTCAAGGCACGACAGCCCTCAAGCAGCGGCAGCTTCCTATGTGGTGGAGTGTCGAGGAGGACGCTGGCGTATTGACCTTGCACGTCGAGCCCATCAGCACCTCGTCGGGCGAGACGATGTTACTGATAGGGATACGGCCCTATGCCGTCTTAGCCAGCGATGCCACCGCGACGGCCTGTCCTGAGGACTGGGTGCGGGCCGCGTCCGTTCTGGAGGTCTATCAATGGCTGATGCGCAATGGGCCGGCGCAGGATGTGGAACGATACAAAGCGGCCCGCGATGAGGCGGCTGAGGTGTGGTACGAGAAATGCAGGCGGTATGCGCCACGTCCAACCTTCGTGGTGCAGCTTCCGGATACGGGTAGCGGGCTGCCTGACTCAAGCGTGGTGACATGAGAGGGCCAGGCGTCCAGGTGCAGCACTACATAGAGCAGTTCTTGACCTACCGGAGCCTTCCTGGGGCCGAGAGCAAGTTTGCGATGCGGCCTTGCTTCGGGGAGGACACCAAGAAGCACCCCATGGATCAAGTGTACTTCTTCCAGGATAGCTGGGCATTTGCGCGAATCTTCTCGCATCGCCCAAAGTGCATGGTGGACGTGGGCGCGAGGCCTCTGCTCTTGGGAATCTTGTCGAGTCTGATGCCCACCGTCAGCATAGAGATAAGGCCGCTTCCAGTGACTATACCAAATCTGACTCGCGTACAGGGTTCAATCACTGCGTTGCCATTTGCCGACGAGTCGGTGGAGTTGCTGAACTGTCTATCTGTCATCGAACACATAGGACTGGGCCGGTATGGGGACACGCTAGATCCACTGGGTAGCATCAAAGCCTTCGCAGAGGTGACGCGGGTAGTAAAACCAGGGGGTCACTTTGTGCTGAGCATCCCGATGAGTCCGAAGGGGTCTGTCGCCTTCAACGCGCACAGAGTCTTCACAAAGGCTGAGGTAGAGGCCATGTTGTCAGAGTTTGCCCCAGAATGCGAACTGTGGATCAACCCGACAGATGGGGGACATTATGGCGCCCATGTGGAGAGATTCAGCGACCTGGGTGAGTATCAGGAGTTTGTCTGGTGTGCTGACATGGTGAAGCAATGAGCATGGCCGACGGCCTCGTCAGCGCACGCTGGAGCAACGGAGCGTAGTTGTGGCGAGAAGCGATCCGACCTATGACATCGTGCTCAATGACCTTGGGTACATCTTAGCCAGGAGAGACCAACTTGGCGCAGGCGCCCGCGCCTGGTCTGTAGAGACGGTGGGGGCGAGCATTGCCCAAGTTAGTCCAAGCGAGCAGCGGTATGGAACTCAGGCCCCGACAATAGACATTCCCATGGTGTGGCGCACAGCGCACCTGGGATATGGCGACGAGCAGCAAAGGGTAGAGGGGCGCTACCGCTATGCGGTGAACGTAGATGCGCGATTCCCCGAGCAGATACTGCCCGGGCCGCTGGTGACGACCCTGCAAACCAACTGCGGCTCAAACGTGGTGGCCTTCTTCGAGCATGATGGGAAGTTGTTCTGTGTGGGGGGACGGTACTGCAAGAACATAGCTCTCGCCGATGACGCTATCACCACCGAGAAGGATTTTGGTTCTGGCAAGGCCGCGACCGGAGCGGCGGTCTACAACGACGTGGCCTACGTGGGCATGGGCTACTCTGAGGGCTTTTGGCAGCGCATCACTGTGCCCTCCTGGTCGCAGGCCACCAGCCTGTACATGGGCAAGGCCGTGGTGTTTCAGGATTGCACCTGGGCGAGCGTCAGCCAGTATCAGGTATCCAAGTTTGCCACCACGCCTACCCTGGCCTCCAACTGGAGCTGGAAAGGGGCCATCGGCGATCCTGGCAAAGCCATCACCTCGTTGGCTGAGTTGGGCAGTCTGCTGTATGTGGGCAAAGAGGACGGGCTGTACGTCCTGGACATGACTGGCATCGGCCAACGGCTGACGCCGGAGGTTGGGGCCTACGCCCATGCGGACAACTGCGAGAACATGAGGGCCTGGCATGGCTCTCTGTGGGTCCCGCACATCCGGGGGCTGCTGAACTACCGCAATCTGGCGGCACAGGGATTCCTAGTGACGCCCGCAACCCCTGGCGGGCCGGTTGACGAAGGCAACCCTGTGCACGGATACGTCACGGCTATGGCGGGTGACAACCGCTGGCTGTACGTAGCTCTCTACACCCCCGACGGCGATACATATATCGTGGCTGGGCGAGAGGCGCAGGAAGGCGAGTTCAGCGAAGGGCCTCTGATCTGGCATCCGCTGGCCAAGATCGCCAGCGTGAAGTGCGAGGCCATGCACATCTCTGGGCTATACACCAACCCGAGGCTGTACTTTGGCCTGGGGGATGACGTGGGCTACATCATACTGCCCAGGGCCGGGGATAACCCCATCAACGACTCAAATTGCAGGTACAACCTGACGGGAAGCATCTACTTCCCCTCGCACTCCTGGGCCAGCCCAACCACGAGCAAGCTGTGGAAGTCCATCGAGATACAGGGCGACAAGATTACCAGCGCCCGCTATGTCGAGGTCTACTATCGGGTGGATGGCGGGCCGTGGCAGTTGGCAGGGACGGCGACCTTCTCTACAAGTCAGGTTCTGCCTCTCGCTCAGGAGGGTGTGGCCGGCAAGAAGATAGAGATACGGCTAGACTATACCATCCCCAACACGGCATCCCCATTGCTCATTCGCGCAGTGGTGTTGCGGGGAGCCGAGCGGCCCCAGACGGTAGAACTCATCACGGCGATGGTGCGGTGCGCAGACGACTTGCCAACGCGGAGAGGCGGCTTCAAGTGCAACCGCACTGGGGCGGAGATCATGGCCGAACTCAAGGCGTTGAGCGTGGCTGACAAGGCCGTGAAGCTGAAGGACACCATCGGATATGAGCGTTGGGTGATAGTGCAGCCAGGCATTGGAGAGCAGGAAGTGGAGCAAGAGGGAGACTTGAACCCTGAGAAGCTGGCGATAGTGAGAATGGCAGAGTTTGAGGTAGAGGAGCAAACCTTGTCGGCCCCTGGCTATTGGGTCTGGGGCACATCCAAATGGGGCGACGGGGATGTGTGGCGCTAGGATAGAGTGAGGTGAGACAATGGCATCAGGTGGAAGCACAGGGTTTACCAGATCAGTAACAGGTGAAGAGGGCGCGGCTGAGGAGACCAATCAGCTCATGGCTGCCTGGGAGGGGGACGATGATCGTGGTGTGCCCCTCGACCTGACCGAAGTGGAGCACGCGACCAAGTACGCGCTCGATGTGCGGAACAAGGAGGCCACTTCTTCACTCGTGGCCCGTTATCGGAATGCGGCGGGCGAGGAGCTACTAGCCTTGGTCAAGGAGGCCGTGCGCATAGGGAAGCCCTGCACCTTCAGCGGCACGGTGACATTTAGGGACACCGTAACTATGCCCGACGACTTCCTCTCGGCAGATGCCACTGGCCTTGCCATGATGGAAGACGGCTTTCTTGCTGCGAGCGAGGCGGGCCGCGCGAAGATGGCGGGTGGGTTCGTGACGGCGGCAAAGGTGGCTGCTGATGTGGCTACACAGGCCGAGCTTGACACTCATACTGAGGCCACGACGGGGATACACGGTGCGGTGAGTGCTGCAACAGCCAACAAGCTGCTCATCCGAGACGCTGCGGGCCGTGCGAAGGTGGTGGCCCCCGCTGTGGCCTCTGACATTGCGCTCCAAAGCACTGTTACTGCTGACATTGCGACTCACCAGGCACTGACGTCGCCCCACAGCGCGACAGCAGCCGCGACCCCCAATAGATTGCCCGTCCGAGACGCTGCGGGCCGCTTCGGGGTGGTAGCACCAGCCGGCCCTACTGACATCGCGCTGAAGAGCACCGTCACAACTGACATTGCTACTCACCAAGCACTCACATCGCCCCACAGCGCAACGCCAGATCCGACGGCTAGTAGGCTGGTAGTCCGCGACGCGAGTGGCCGCGCGGCAGTGGCGGCACCCTCCGCCGCCACCGACATCGCGCTGAAGAGCACCGTTACGGCTGACATTGCTACTCACCAAGCACTCACATCGCCCCACAGCGCAACGCCAGATCCGACGGCTAGTAGACTGATAGTCCGAGACGCTAGCGGTCGCGCGGCCGTGGCTGCGCCCGCCGCTGCTGATGACATCGCCCGGAAGGATACGGTCGATACCCACGCGGCACTTACTACGGCACACGGTAGCAGCGGTGTGGTGGTAGGCAAAACTACGGCTGACGCGACCTATGCGCCCATTGCAAAGGGCGTGACGAACGGGGACGCCCACAACCATGTAGGCGGCGATGGGGCAGCGATCGCAGCAGGCGGACTTGCTGACGGTGCCGTAGACACCACCGCGAGGCTGGCCAACAACATCGTGGATGACACCAAGGTGGGCAACCGCGTGCCGCAGTTCTACCGGAGACAAGGAGGATCGGCTACCTACTGGGATACTGTAGGTACTACTGATTATACACCTACTAGCGTGAGAATGCAGGCGGGAGCCATACAAGTAATTGTTCCTAATGGTGCAACCACAGGAAACACAACAATCACCTTCCCCGTCGCGTTTTCGGCGAAGCCTTTAGTATTTGTCACTCTACTTGCGAACGACGCCAATCTGATTTACGCGGGTTACCAGGGCGTCGGTGCCAGCACTGTGAGGATAGACGTTCACGTGAGCGGCACAACTGGGGACAGAGGTTTTAATGTAAACTGGCTCGCCATAGGCTCGGAGTGATGACATGACACGAATCCCAGAAGGCTCAGCCATACGAGAGTTCTTCACCCTGAACGGGTTGGTGGCAACCACGGCGACGCTGGGGCTTGGCCCGGAGTAAGCCATGACGCAGGTAAGGGGGCAGATGGCGATTGTAGAGTGCCTGCCCCTGAACGGGCTGCTGGGGCACATGGAGAGCGACATCTACACCGTGCCCGAGATGCGGCAGGCTAGGGTGACAGCGCTGATGCTGCACAACACCCACGCCTCGAACAGCAACGTGGCCTACCTTTATATGCAGCCCAGAGATGGCACATCGAGACGCATCCTGAAGCAGACGTTGGCGGCGGGCAAGGAGTTTGTGCTGCCGCCGATAGCCATGAACGAGGGAGACAAGCTGCGGGGATATGCGACCAACGCAGCGGAAGTGAGTTTCACACTGAGTAGGACAGAAGAATACAGGGTATAGGAAGGAGAAAAGAACATGGCTGGCTGGACCAACAAGGGCAAGATGTCGCTTCTGGAGGGGTACTTTCTGGGGCTAGGGATACCCGCCACTTTCTACGTGATGCTGGTAACGGACGCCACCGCGCCAGACGCCGATACCAACACCTTCGGGCTGTTGCACGGCATTACGCCAGGGAATGGGTATACAGATGGTGGCTATGGGCTGTCCAAGAACACCACGGACTTTGACACCACGAGCGAGAACGATACCTCGGACCTGGGGAGTATCGAGATCAAGGATGTGGTCTGGACAGCCAGTGGCGGCAATATCCCTGCATCTGGTGATGGGGCGCGGTATGCTCTGCTCACGGATGCGAATGCAGTGACGGCCAGCAGAGAGGTGTACTGCTACTGGGACTTGTCCAGTGCCCGAACCGTATCGGACACACAGACGTTGACACTGGCAGACCTTGAGCTTCAGGGCACGGAGAGCTAGATCGTGTATGTCCACGTAGTCACGCCGGACCAGGGCTGGGCGCGAGTGGAGCAGCGCGGCTTCTTGCTGATGCTGGCGCGTGAGGAGCGGTATCAGGTCATTGTGGGACGCAGCAAGGCCAGGTCCATAGCCATGAACCGCAATGGCATCGTGAGGCGATTCAGGCAAAGTCCCCCCGACCACAAGTTGCTGCTGATGCTGGACACCGACGTGGTGCCGATGGGCAACCCGCTGGACTATGTGGAGGACGATCTGGACGTGGTGGTGTTCCCCTGCCCTTTGTGGTTGGGTTTCAAGGAGGGGGAGCCAGGAGTTGTCTGGAACATTACCCCGCTGGGTGGAGGGCAGGTTGGCGCAAGAATAGACGCGACACCCCGGTTGATAGAACTGGAGCGAGGCGGCACGGGCTGCATCCTGATAGCGCGACGGGTCCTGGAGCATCCCGACTTGGCGTGTCCGTTCATTGACAGGATGAACGAGTGGGGAGAACGGAAGAGAGGGCATGATCTGGACTTTTGCGATAGGGTGCGGGGGGCAGGCTTTCGAGTGTGGGGAGCGATGCAATGCCCATGCTCGCACTACAAGGAAGTGGACTTGTTGGAGATGAACGAACTGCTAAAGAGGGCAGAGCGTGGCCCAGGGTATGGCATAGTCGATGGCTAGTTGGGTTCAGCAAATCCTCGAAGCGAATCCTGACCTAGCGGCGTGGCCCGTCGTGAAGCGGGCGCGTCGCAGCCTGCACCTGCGTCGTCCTGATGGCGTGACTTTGGGCTTGTTCACGGGGGCGCCGTGTCACTTCCAGGACGAGGGTGGTGAGTGGCAGCCCCTGGACAC